AGTCGTTTCGGCGGCATCACTGTCGGGCGCTTCGGTGAGGGCAATGGCCCCACTGCTTCGACCGTCGCCATCGAGCGAGTGAAGCTTGAACTAAAGAAGCTCGGCGCACTGGTGTACCTGACCAACGATCAGATCGAGGACGGCCCGCAGATGTTGACCTTGGTTAACGACCTCGTGCCGCAGGCAATCCGCTTTGCCATCGAGGATGAGATCTTCAACGGCGACGGCGCGTCGCAGATGAAGGGCATCTTGAACGAGTCGGCTACTGTGTCGGTTGCTAAGGAACCCGGGCAAGTCGCCGGCACGATCGTTTACGAAAACATCGTCAACATGTACGCGCGGATGTACGCGCCGTCCCGTTCCAGAGCGGTTTGGTTCATCAATCAGGACATCGAGCCTCAACTGATGACGATGAGCCTCGCGGTCGGCACCGGCGGCGTTCCCGTCTACATGCCGGCGAATAACGCCAGCGGCTCGCCGTTTGGCACATTGATGGGCCGCGATGTGGTTCCGGTTGAGCACTGCTCGACTCTCGGCACCGTGGGCGACATCGTTCTTGCGGACATGAGTCAGTATCTCTACGCATCGAAGGGCGGCATCAAAGCCGCGCAGTCGATGCACGTCAAGTTCGTCGAAGGCGAAACCGCGCTGCGGTTCGAGCTCCGCAACGACGGTAAATCGTGGTGGCCGCAGGCCCTCACTCCGGCGAACGGCTCAAACACGCTGTCGCCGTTCATCACCCTGGCTACGCGGGCTTAAAGGAGGACGCGAACCATGAACACTGTACACCTGATCCCCTTCGCGCTGGCTCCCGTTGCCGACCGCTTCAACGGCAGCCCGTCCACCGACCGCATCCGCCATCCCGGCACCGGAAACCTCTTTTTCGCTGTCATCGAAGGCGCCGGCGGCACCGGCACGGCGGCCATCACAGTCAACTGCTACGCCGCCGCCTCGGGCGGTTCCGGAACGGCAATCGCCTTTGAGTACAAGACCGTGACAGGCGGTGCGGACTTCGACACCGCAAGCGGCTACACCACGGCCACGTCTTCGGGCGTCACGCCTACTGCCGGAGCGACCAAGGCGACCTTGGTCAAGATCCGGTACGACCAAGTGACAGAGGGCAAACCCTTTGTCGAATTGACCCTGACCGAGGGCGACTCGACTGCGGTAGATGCCGCTGTCATCGCCTTCTGCGACGACCCGCCGCGACCCGGCGCGGGCGTCAGCCTGCTTTCGTAGCTGGCTGTTCCCTAACTTCCAACCTGGGGCGGGCCTTCGGGCTCGCCCTCTTTTTTGGAGATCAATCTATGCCAGTTACTCTCGTCAAATCAGATTGGTCGTCGGGTGCGCTCGACTTCCAGAACACATCCGGCGAATCCGTCGTGACGGTCGCCGCCGAGGCCCTGACCTTCGGGAAAGGGACCACGTTTACACCTTACGCCGCCACGGCAACGTCCGACGGCCTGACAACGGGCACCATCCCGGATGGCGCTACGTTTGTCTCGGTCACTTCGGCCAGCGCGAACAACATCATTATTCTGCCGACGCCGACGCCGGGCACGATGGTGCTGCTGCACGTTGGAGCCAATGGCTTTGAGTTGCGATCGAGCGCACCGGCGACGGTGGCAATTAACGGCGGCACCGGCGCAAACGCTGAGTCCGCAATCCCGGCCAACACGCTCGTTTTCATGGTCTGCACCACGGCGACGACTTGGCAGGGCTGGGACTTGACCGGCGCAACTTTGGCTGGTGTTGAGGCGGCGGCCTAATGGAATCGCGCTGGTCAGACTTGCCACATTGGCGGCCCATGCTGGACCGTGCACGCGGGGCGGTCGAAACACTGGCGCGCGATATGCAGGAAGCCGAGGGGCGTGGCGTGCGGGTTTCCCCTCCCCCCGATGACGCCGCGTCTCTCGCGCGACCTGCTCAAAAACCAAAGCGGCGGCAACGGCGCAGTAAGAAGGTGAAGCAATGAAGCGGTATCTACTCATCGCGGGGCTGCTGTTGTGCGCCCTAAGCGCCTACGGGCAACGCGCCCGCCGCAATAACACGTTCTACGTGTACGACCACTGCGCCAGCCTCTCGGCTGCGGCCTGCGATGTCACGATCCAGCAACCGGCCTCGGGCTCACGCTGGGTCATGTTTGAGACAGCGCAGGTGTACTGCTCGGTCGCCTGTGTGGTCACGATCTCGCGCGATGGCACGGCGGCGACTGGCACGGCGGCCACCGAAGTCTCGCTCAACGGCGGCGCTACGGCGGCGGCCACCGGGTTTATTGACTCAGACGCGGGCGCGGGCACCACGATTATCAGCGTCGAGCTGTCAGCGGGCGAAACCGTTGCGCTGGATCTGGCCGGGCTATTCCTGGAGGACGACGACAGCACGGCGAACAACCTCACGTTTCAGACCGACGCCATTAGCGGCGATGCGTCCATCTATGTCCGCTGGAGGGAGGAATAATGAGGCGGCTAGCGCTGGCACTGATCTTGTGCCTACCTCTGGTAGGCCAAACTGTCAAGCAGTCGATCGGGAGCGGAGGCGGCGGCGGCGCACCAACCACGGCCCAATACTGGCTAGGCGCTGCGGACGGCACGCTGTCAGCCGAGATCGTGGTGAATGACATCGCCACGCTCGAAACCGCCATTGGCGGCTACGACTTCAGCGATGCCTCGAACCTCAACACGGGCACCATACCGGAGGCCCGGATCGGCGCGTTTTCGTCGCTGGTTAACATCAACGGCGGGTTTGAGGTCGCCGACTTTCGCTGCACTGCAGCGGCGGGTGAGTTGACGTGCGAAGACCCGACGGCGGCCACCGGCGACACGAAGTTTATCGTCAAGAGCGGTGCTGGGCAGACGGGCAACTTGCAGGAGTGGCAAAACAGTATCGGGACGGCGCTGGTAAATGTAGCTCTAAGCGGTCAGGTGAACTCAGTGTGGGGCTTTAAGACCACGTCAGCTTACGCGTTAACCACGACAGGTTTCGAGCTAGGCACCGGGGTTCCAATTCTGTTCTCGTCTACTACATCTTACGCAAGCTCTAAGGACCTGGGCCTAGCCCGCTCCGCAGCAGGTGTCCTCAAAGTCACCGATGGCTCAACGGGCTACGGCCAAGTCGCTGCGGCTAGCCTCGCTCTAGGCGCAACCGGAGCCACCTTCTACGGTGCATCAGCTTCCGAGCCCGTATCGTGCAGTTCTGCCATTCACGGCTCACTCTACTTCGACACTGACGACCAAGTGCTGTGTGTCTGCGCCAACGACGGCGTCGATGACGAGTGGCTAACGAGCGATAACTATAGCCACGGCTCGGGGCACTGTTCACTATAGGGAGAACACATGAAAAAACTACTCGTTCTATTCCTGCTCTCTCTGGCCCCGCTGGCCGCCGCCGACGCGAATGTCACACTGACTCTGGACAACGCCTATCTGCCGTCGTTTCGGGCGTATCTGCTGGCAGCCTATCCAGCCGCCGACACCGACGAATCCGGCGCGGTATCGAATGCCGAGATAGTGGCGTGGATGGAAGACCGCGCACAGAACATGCTCCAGACCTTTGCACAGCGCGGCGTGGAGTGGGCGGAAGCCAACGACCCGACGACACTGCCAGCGGCGCACCGAACAGCGCTGACGGCCAAGCAAGCCGCCGACGCTGCACTCACCACCGAACGAGACAAGATCGCGCCCTAGGCTCCCTATGCGCTACATCGCACAAATCCCCATCGCTGCGTTGTTGATTCCTTGGCCGGGGCTGGGGCAATCCGTTGGCGGCGGCTCCGGCGCATTCGCCAAGCGCATCAACGGCGCCGTGCACGTCGTGACAGACAAGGCCGGCTTCAACGCCGCGATGCGAGCAGCCGTTGGCGGCGATATCGTCGATCTCTCTGGCGTGACGCTTGCCAAGGTCGCGCTAGAAGCGTTTGAGCGGAGGAAGTGATGCGACTGGCGGCCCTACTGATGCTGGTCGTGGCTTGGGTGAGAGCCGAAGAGGTCCATGCGATCGACTTCGGCCCACTGACCACATCGGCGGATATCGCAGTCGTCGAGTCATCGCCGGTTGTGGCGATCAAGGACGGCTCGCTGCTGTGCAATGACGGCGAGTGCGTTGTGGTGCGCTTCGGCGCTGGGAGGGGGTTCACGCTGGAGCACGTTAGCGACAAGGCCCTGATGGCCGCCGTGAGGCGCTATACGGTCGCCAATCCGAACACCGAATTACCCGAGACGCCGCAAGACGCCGCCGCCACCACATGCACTGGACTGGAGGCGCGCACGGCGACGATCACAGGCTTGACGACAGGCACGACGTACAGCTATCGCATCGCCTGCGCGGGCGGCACGGTGGTCAAAGGCGAGATCGCAACGCAATGAATGCCTACCCCAAGCTAGTGACCGGCCCGGCGGTGGAGCCGATGACGACGGCTGAAGCGAAGACGCACCTGCGCGTGGACTTCAGCGATGACGACACGTACATCGACACGCTCATTGTGGCGGCTCGCGTGGCGCTGGAAAACGAGACGAACCGCAAGCTCATCACGCAGACGTGGGACTTGTACATGGATCGCGTTCCGAGCTCATCGTTCGCGATTCCGTTCGGGTCGCTGCAATCGGTGTCGAGCATCAAGTACGTTGATTCCGACGCCGCCGAAACGGTTGTCAGCAGCAGCGTCTATGACGTGGTTACGTGGGAAGATCCGGGCCGTGTCGTGCTGGCTTACAGCCAGACGTGGCCGCCGGTAACGCTACGAACAGCGGGCGGCTTTATCGTGCGCTTCGTCTGCGGCTACGGCGACGCATCGACAGACATTCCCGAGCCGCTGATCCAGGCCATGAAGCTGACGATCGGGCACTTGTACGAAAACCGTGAGCAGGTGGTCGTCGGGCAAGGCGTCACGGTTGCGGAGTTGCCAGCGGCGGCGACGGCGCTTGCTTGGCCGTATCGAATCTTGAGCGTCTAGATGATAACCGGCAAGTACATCGGCAGCGGCGACCTACGCGAGCCGATCACGATCCAGTCGGCGGGGTCGTCGCAAAACGGCAAGGGTGAGGTCGTCAACTCCTGGAGCACGCTGTTTACTACGCGCGCCAAGGTGGAGCCGATGCGGGGTGCGGAGTTCGCGCGCATGGCGATCACGCAAGCACAGAGCGACTACCGCATCACGATCCGCAAGCGCTCGACGGTTGTGGAGCCTGAGTTTCGGGTGATTTGGGGATCGAAGACGCTGGACGTTCAATCCGTTATCGAGATCGGAGCCGAGCGCCGGTTTATCGAGTTGCTGTGTAAGGAGCGGTTTGACTGATGGCTGGATCAGCGAAACAACTCCGTATCGAGGGGCTGGACGAACTAGCCAAGCAACTGGGCGGGCTCAAGAAGCTAGGCAATCCAATGGCGCCAGCCAGAATGGCGGCTGCTGAGCTGGTGCATCGAACGATCCAAGCAGAAGCGCCTGTCCAGCCGGGCGGGGATCAAACGCTCAAGCGGTCGGTCCAGATAAACCCGAAGACGCTAACCAAGTTTGGCAAGTACACCACCGTCGTCGCAATCGACCACAACATGGCCCCGCACTCGCACCTAGTGGAGTTCGGCGCACGGGGCGGCAACATGCCAGCAAATCCGTTCTTTACGCGCGGCTATAAGATGGCGCGCAATGCGGCGGCGTCGATCCTTGAAACGGGTGTCAAAAACGCCATCAACAAGGCGATCAGGTAATGGCAAACATCGAGGACGCCTTATACGCGCGGCTCACAGCAGTTAGCGCGGTGACCAGCCTTGTATCGACGCGGATCTATCCCGTCAAAAAGGACACCGGCGCGACGGTCGTTTGGCCGTTCGTCACGTACTCCACGGTTCTGTCGGAGCGATCGCGGGCGATGGTTTCTGATACCGGCTACGTGGAGTCATCGGTGCGTTTCCATATCTGGACGAAGGGCGCGAGCGCATTCAGTTCGGGCGGCGCGATTTCAACGGCGATTCGCGGGGCGCTTCAGCGGTGGAGTGGCACCAGCGCAGGCGTTGTCGTCGATCAGGTTTTTCTAGACGGTGAGTTTGACATCGAGGACTCCGAGCCCGGTGTGTACCACCGAGTTCTAGACTTCGACGCCCGCTGGTACGAGTAGCAGGAGATCACATGGCAACTTTCACAGTAGGCCCAAATTCCCGGCTCTATTGGGAGCAATTCGCATTCACGGGCAACATCAAAGAGGCCGCGCTGCAAATCGGCACCGAGGCCCTAGATAAAACCGCGTGGGGCGACTCGACGCGGGTATTCCGTGCTGGGCTTGACACGATCAGCCTATCGGCGTCCGGGCATCAGTCGTTCGGCACCGGCGAGATCGACGAAAGCCTCAACGGCGAACTACTGGCCGACAACGGCATTATTTCCGTGGGCTCGAATGTTTCCGCCGAGGGCGACATCATGTATGTCTTCACCGGCGTTGCGTCGTCCTATGTGCCGTTGCAGGGCAGTGTCGGCGATCAGGCGAGCTTCGCCATCGCCGCCGAGGCGGCAGACAAGTGGTTTCGCGGCAAACTGCTGGCGGACAATGCCGCCCGCACGTCTTCCAGCAATTCGACCGGCATCCAACTCGGAACGATCTCAGCATCCCAGAAGATGCACGCTGCGCTGCACGTCTTCGCCGTCAGCGGCACGAGCCCGACGCTTGACGTGACGATCGAGTCCGACGACAACAGCGGGTTTTCTTCGGCGACGACTCGCATGACGTTCACGCAGGCTACGGCGGTCGGCGCGGAAGTCATCGGACCCACGGCAGGCCCGGCGGGCTCGGATGATTACTGGCGCGTCGCCTGGACAATTGGCGGCACAGGCACGCCGACATTCAATTTCGCGGTCATCTTCGGCCACGAGCGGCACGGGTAACCCTGAAACAACCTGACCGGTAAACGCCCGCACCTTGCGGGATAGCGGAGCTTTGCCCGCTGACTTTGAAGGCGCAAAGTACTCACCGAAACAAAGGAGATAAAGCAAATGGCCGTTTTTACATATAAAGACGTGTACGTCTCGCTGGGCGGGACCGAGATCAGCGATCACGTCAAGAGTGTCACACTCAATCAAAGCATCGAGACAATCGACCAGACGGCGATGGGCGATTCGACCCGCACGTTTCGCAAGGGGCTGGACGGCTGGACTGCTGAGTTTGAGTTCCACCAAGATTTCGCGGCGAGCGAATTTGATGCGATCTGGGCTGTCGCCACGGACAACCTGCTGGCCGTCGAACTCCGGCCCGCCAACACTACTGTTTCGGCGACGAACCCGAAATACACAGGGACCGGGTTGGTGACTTCGTACAGCCCGCTCGGCGGCACTGACGGCGACGGCGCTATGGCCCCTGTCTCGATGGTGGCGAATACGTCCCTGACTCGGGCGGAGAGCTAGTCGATGGCGAAGGTCACCGACATCAAGGCGCGGCTGGTGGCAGCCGCGCGCAAGCAGGGCACCGTCGTCGAGATCGGCGATGGTGTCAAGATCCTTGCCACGAGCCCGAGTATCAGGCACAGCCTCGCGCTGGCTGAGGTGCAGAAGAGCGACGACAAGGACCGCACCGAGCAAGTGATCGTGGACACGTTTATCGACGTGGCGTGCGATGCCGACACAGGTGACAAGATCTTCACGGCGGACGATCGCGAGGACGTGCTAAGCCTGCCGTCTGAAGTGCTCAATAAGGTGCTGGTAGCCGCCGGTCTGAAGCCTGATCCGCAGGCTGTCGCAAAAAACTAGAAGCGGACCCCATGCTGCGAAACGTCGTGGCGATCGGGGTCCGTTTCCACAAACTCCCGTCCGAAGTCATGGAGATGTCGGTCCATGACTACGAAATTCTGCTTGCTCACTTCCACCTAGAGCAGCAAGAAGCCGAACGCGCCAACGCCGCTAGCAAGGCGCAGGCCAACCTGTCCAAACTGCGGCGGCGGTAACCCCTCATGCCATCCCTCAAAGAGCTAATCGTTAAGATCGGGGCCGATACGACCGGCCTGAATCAAGGCGTAGACAGCGCGCAGGCAAAGCTCGCCGGGCTCCAGCAGTCCGGGCAAGGGCTCGTCGCTATCGGTGCGGGCCTGTCTGCTGGCATCACGGCGCCAATCATCGCACTCGGCGCAGCGGCGCTCCAGTCGGGCGGCCAGAT